GGGACTACCAGCCATTACTTTGTTGTTTTTGTTTGAACTCTTCTTCTTCTATGTGTTGCTTGAGAAGTTCAACATAAATGTCTCTTTCCCAAGGAATCATATTTTCAATTTCCATTAATGAATATTTATGATACTGCATCAACGAAAAATTTAACCTGAAGTAACTCTCCAGGTTCATATGACTCATTCCTATGCGAAAAAACTTGAGAGACCCTCCAATACTACTTCACTTTCAACTTCAGTTCTTGGATTAGTAATCTTCAAAGTATGTGAAAGTTTCGGCATTGTCTCAAAGAACTTTTCAATTTGTTTAAATTGTGATGTATTCATTTGATCCAAAAAGTCAAGTAGTTCTTTCTTTGTTACGTCAGAAGAAACCCAAACTTCATCTTCATTGTAAATTTTATTAATACAAGAAGCAACAAGTTCAAAAGATTGCTCCATCGCATTATTACTTGAAAGATCAAAATTGTTTTTAATAAACTGATCTAATGATGGGTACTTCATTTCCATCACTAAAGAATCATCTAATTTAATTTTATTACTATGATTCTCATTTGTCTGAACGTGAATATCATCTAGATTGATCTTAATTGAAACAGAAGTTTCTTCATCATCAGGACAAATAATATTAACTTCAATTTCTTCTCCGACCGATTTCCCACGAATATTTAAAAACAAATATTCAATATCAAAAGTGGGAAGTGATTCTACTTTAATATTTTTAGTTTCTATACAGTTTTTAATTACAGTTTTAATTGCAGTAGTAATCTGTTTTGTATCTTCAGATTCTAATGCAATAACTAAAAGTTTTTCTTCTTTAACTGGAAAGGGTCTGTATTTTATAGTTTGTCCAGTTGATGGTAACTTCAACTCATATGTTGGAGTTGCAATTTTTGGTAAAGGCATAATCTCCTAAAACAATTCAGGTATCTTATTTAGTTAGAAAAGACTAAAGTTTCCAGAGAATGCTTGATTTGAAAGTTGTTCTATCTGTGCATTTTCAAAAACTCTTGTTGGGTCATTTATATCGGAGAAGTTAGTATTATTAAAAGTTCCGGCAGAATAATTTCCAAGATTTAGGTTTTGTGAATATGCAGCATTTGCAGCTGCTTGGAATTCTGGAGTTAATTGATATGGATTAGGAACTCCCGAAGCAGTTGATGGTGCAGCAGGTTCTCCGTCAGATTTATTTGATGCAGTATTACCTGCAACATAACGATCATAAGTAAATGATACTGTTACCTTAAGTAACTGCGATGATTCATAAGAAACCGGCATTGAAGAAATAGATAATGGGAATGCATTAATAAATTTATATTCCATCTTATTTGCCTTTTCCTTCGTACCAGTATTCCTCTCAAATTTTACTATACTAATAATCGGTGACTTATAATCATTTGGATAACGAATACGATAAAAATTGCTAACTTTTTCGGCACCAGATACTTGTTCGCCAGAAATATATCTCATCCAAGCCTCAAAATATCTAATCTGGTCATATCCTTGATTTACATAAAAAGTAAAATCTGACCGATCATCATAGATTTTTCTATATGCGTGTCTTTGAGTGACTCCTGTAAAGTCATTGTTTAATTCGTGAGTCGTTAAATTTGATCCAGGTAGAGATGCCTCACAACAAGAAATAGTAAGACTTGTTGTAATATCAAATGGAAATATACTTTTATCAATAAAAGATTTTGCCTTTGGGGGTGCTGGTATATAAACCTCATAATGCGAAGTTAATGCTGGTTGCATTATCTTCGTCTTTAAAAAATCAACATTTCTTACAGTGGGGTTTGGCGCAGTCTGAGCCATCTATAAATACTTTTACTGATATATTATGTATGCTGGAAAATGGCAGAAAGTATTAAGAGTATCTACAAACCATCTTATCCAGAAAAATACCAAGGTGATGCTTCAAACATCATTTGCAGAAGCAGTTGGGAGAGACGCTTTTGTTATTATTGCGATCATAATCCAAGTATAGTATCTTGGGCATCAGAAGAGTTTTGTATCTCTTATGTGTCTCCAGTTGATAATCGTATTCATAGATACTTTCCAGACTATCTTATTAAAGTAAAAGAAGAGTCTGGGAGAATTAAGACTTATGTGATTGAAGTAAAACCCAAGAAACAAACACTTCCACCAAAGCAAAAATCAAGAGTGACAAAATCATATCTATACGAATGTAGGACATATGCAGTCAATCAAGCAAAGTGGAAAGCAGCACAAGAGTGGTGTGCGGATAGAATGCTTGAGTTTAAAGTCATTACAGAAGATGAGTTGGGTATCAAATAATGGCAGAAGGTTTCGGACAATACGCAGAAAAATCATCAACAAGTGTGAGAGTCAGAGAGTTAAAAAGAAAAATTGCTCAAAGTGGAACCAGTGATCCAGAAGACTTAATGTTAATGATAATGGATGCATTAAAGGAAGAAGTATTATATCCAGAACCAGGAAAGTTTTATACCTTCATTTACAATCCAAAGACACCAGAAATTGAATACGACCAGCATCCTTTAATTGCTTGTATCGAACTTCAGAAATGGGGTTTCAAAGCAATTAATTTTCACTGGAGACAGTCAAGACAATATACCTGGGAAGAAGTTGCAGGAAAACTTCACGTCGTTAAGTATAATGAGTTAGATGAGTTACTCTCTATACCTTATGCAAAATTCCGTCTAAATAAATAAAAACTCTCTCATAAATGTCTCATACTCTACAAAAAATTGAGATGATTAATCCTTCTGTAAATGGGGGAGAGTTCTGATGGCTTCAGCAGCACCTATAAACAGTTTACCATATACTGCAAGAGTTGGAACTAATCAAACTAATCTTTATTTCTATACCTCAACTACAGTAACTCAAGATTCTCAAGGAAAAGTTAATGGAGGAGTTACTACCTTAAATTACTCACCGACACCAGGAAATTATGTTCCTGCTGCAAAAACTCCTGACGGAGGAAAAACCTGGGAATATCTTAAAGATAAAGATGGTAATTATGTATTAGGTGTTGATGCAAGAAAATCTCTTCAAGAAGGTGTTTTAAAAACTAATACCAATACTTTTATTAAGGACTCTGCCCAAAAAGCAGGAATTCCAGAACAGCAAGCAAAAACTTTACAATTAAATCAAAATACTGCTTCATCTAACGCATCAACAGAAACAGGAGATCAACAAGCACCATATAATGAAGAAAATAGAAATGCAGGAGCAGAATCACTTAATAATATAAGTATAGGAAATAGAGAAGGAACAAGAGGAATAAATGAATATCCAGACAACTCTTTATTAAGATATCCAATTACTATGGATCCAAAGCAAGATTGTATTAAATTTACAATGTTGAAATATGTACCAAAAAAATTAACTGTTAGTTCTTCCACATTAGATATACAAGAAAATAGATCTATATCGGATACAAGAAGAGGAAGCACAGTAGTTCTTCCAATACAACCAAGCATTTCTGATTCAAATAATGTTAAGTGGGGTTCGGCTGATATGAGTACTCTTCAAGGAATGGCTGCAAGTGTTGCTATGAAGGCAATAACTGATACTAATAATTTTGCAGAAACTACGTCAGAACTAGCATCCATAGCTTCTGGAATATCAGCAGGAAACCAGAGTATTAAGTCAGGACTTGCTGCTCTCGTTGCCGGTAGAGCAGCTGGTGTAAAAGGACTATTAACAAGAGTTACTGGTGCAATTGAAAATCCAAATATGGAATTATTGTTTGATGGGCCAGATTTAAGAACTTTTAGTTTTTCTTTTAGTTTATCTGCAAGAGAACCCGAAGAAGCAAAAACAATTCGTAATATTATAAGATTTTTTAAACAAGGAATGTCTGTAAAAAGAGCAGATACTGGATTATTCCTACAATCTCCAAATACTTTTGAAATTAAATATATGTTTGGTGGAACAGATGAGCATCCTTGGATTAATAAAATTAAAGAATGTGCTCTAACTTCCTGTACAGTAAATTATACTCCTGCAGGAAACTATGCAACATATGAAGATGGTTCGATGACTCAATATGATCTTACACTATCCTTCAGTGAACTTGAACCAATCTATGATGATGATTATAAAGACAATGGTGGAACAAAAAACGAAGCATCAATAGGTTACTAAAATGGCATCATACTTCAGACAAGTTCCAGACTTTGCGTATATTAATCGTACAAAAGATGGAAAAAATCTTTCAGACTATACTCTTGTAAAAAATCTTTTCAAGAGAGGAAAACTTCGTGATGATAT